ATTCTTGTTTTGACCATCCTGAACCCTGTTCCACGATAGTTTCCGCTCCTGTAAACAAGTTATATTTTACTCTTAAATAGGTACTTTCACTTGTGCATCTCCATCTACTCAATAGTTGCGTATCATTATATCGGAACTCATAGATGCCAACCCCGAACTCATTATTGACTCTGTATTCCAACTCAGTCACAGGAGCACTTGAGTATGTTATACCGATATTTGTACTTGGTGAAAACTCATCCGCATCTGCACTGGAGTTCCAGTCATTGTCATTTATTTTGTCCAACTGCGTGAAATAGTTGCCATCTTGATATACTGTTCCTTTTCCAATCCATGAACCATTCAACTTTGGATGTATTTCATATACAGATGGAGCGGTCTGTGATGAGTCTCCTCTAATTGTGATGTGTGCTTTGTTGAGTGCAATATTGAGTGCAACACTGACATTGATTGAGTCTGTTATGCTTGGATTGTCCACAGACTTGATTGTTACTGTCGTTGAACCAGTCCCAACTGCAGTCATGAGTCCTGCTGAGTTCACTGTGACAACTCCTGTGTTACCTGACTCAAAAGTGACACCTAAATTGGTGGCATCAGGAGGGGTGATTGTGTATGCAATCTGAGAAGTTCCACCTGATGCTCCTTGATAGTTCCAGTCTCCTGATGTGATTGAGATACCTGTTACTGGTTTGTATACAATCCATCCTGTGTTGGCATGGACTGTCTCTTCACCTGTGACGAGGTCATACTCAAGGTCAAGTTCTGCGTTTGCTGAATTACTCTGCCAATAGTCTGTCTTTGGATATATGTCACTGGTATCACCTGTCTTTTTATAATAGACTCTTGCTCTCACCCCTGTGTCATTCCCTGTTGAAAACTTACATCTTAATGAGTTCACAAGTCTGTCCTCTATAATGATACCTGCATATGCACTGTCAGTTGACCTGTCTCCTGTTGCATAAGTGCCAAAGTCTTGGTCAACATAATTTTCAGGGTTTGTGATGTTTGTCCACCCTGTGGGGTTTTCAGTACAGTCAACCCACCCCACCCCTGCCTTGAATGGATATACCTCATAGACTCTCATTCCTGTGGATGCTCCGCTTGTGAAGTGAACTCCACCCGATTGAATTTTAACCCCTGTTCCTGTACCTCTAAAGTCATTTAAGGAAATCTCTGTTCCTGATGTGGGTATTCCCACAAGTTCCCTTCCATCTGCTTGGTCAAGACTTCTTTGCCCCATTGGGTCTGTTCCCAACTCCACAGAGATGTCACTTATTGCAACCGTACCTGTGGGAATATCACGAGGGATAAAATCCCTCATCAAGTTTGCCAATCTTCCCATGTCTATGCCTCCTGTTCACTCTTTTCAGATATTAGTGCCACAAGTTTTGCATCAAGTTCAATCAATACATTGTTCATTCCTAACTGAAAAGCTTTATCCCTTAAAAGTGAAACCTCAACAATGTCCATCTCAATCTCAACAAGTGTTCTCACAGATGTTTGTTCAAAGTACGCAACGACGTCTCCACTTGCAACAAGTTTCCCTGTTGTTGTTACATCTCCTGTGAAGTCTGCTCCTGTGATGTTTGCTTTGAGACCAAGTGCGGTGTCAGTCTCTGCCTTTGTATATTTGTCAAGGTCTGTGATGTCTGACTCAATGTGCGTATGTGATATTGGAGCATACTCAGGGTGAAGGTGGTCTGTGTCTGCTTTATCATCAATCTGCGATTGTAAGTTTGCAATCATATAATCAATTTCTGACCTTGTGTAGAAGTCACCTGCTGACCCCCTGATGTGAACCCACTCTCCAAACCATGAAAGATAATCTCCTCTTGACACATCAACTGATACTCCTACAATGGTTGTTGTAAAGTCATCCTCTGCCACAAAAGAAGTACCAAGTAGTTGTCCATTAGGTCTTGCGGTTAAAGGAGCAACTCCCTCAATTATTTCAGTGTTTCCAACATCTTCTCTGTCAACTATTACATCTGCAATACCGTTTGGGTCTGCTCCTGTGTACGCATTACATGTACCCTGAACCCAATACAAAACAAGGTCTGCAAGTGTTCCATCAACATAATCATCAATTTCAGGTTTTGAAACATCTTCTATATACTCATCAATCGTTGGGAGTGCATCCTCCACAACGTACTCATCAATCATTTGGATGACTGAGTTTTCAACATAGAAATCAATCTGAGCCTTTGCCTTTTCAACAACCTCATCAACAATTGCATCAATATCAAAGTCACCAAAACTTGTTCCAACAAAACGATCATTTTCCTCATCATATACCCATAATTGACCATCACCGAGTTTTGGGAGGACTAAGGTTGACACAAGGTCATCTCCAATCATTAGATGGTTTATTGTATATGTTCTTGTATCTTGGTAAGACTCCACTAGTTTGTTAAATGCTACGATTAAACCTTCTAATGTCTCCCCTTCATAGATACCCGACTCGTCTTCCAGTTGGTAGTTAACCTGTATCGTGTCTATTCTTTGGAGGAGGTCATCATTAGTTATTTTGAGAGTTTTCTGTTCTCCCTCAGTTATTACTGTATAGTCTGCCTCTTGTAATAACTCAAACTCAGATGGAGAAAGAGGTAAATCATACCTAAACATGAAAATTGCCTTTGACTCATCCACTCCTGTTATATCATAGTCTGTCTCAGGGTAAGATACCACAAACTGTTTTATTATATTTTGTGGAATTTGATTTTTATACGAACTCATACAATCCTCCTTTATTTATATCTTTTTTATAATTATACAAAGAAAAAAGGAGAGAACTCAATCCCTCCAATTCCTAGATACTGAACACCTCCACTATTACTGTTTTGGTTTTCCTGTGACCTTTGTTCTTTTTATTGGTTTTGATACTTTTTCCTTGTCTTTGGCTTGAACAGGTTTTCCTGTTATTTTAGTACGTTTCATGATTTATACCGAAGGAGGAGTCCCGAAAGGTAGAGACTCAATAACATCAATTGACTCAGGTTGGATAACAACTGTTCCTCCTGATTTTTTAGCAAAACACCACATACCATCAAATAACTGTTGATATGTTGCAGATGCCTCAACTGTCTCCCATCTTCCATGCCCTGTTGTTCCCCAAGGGATAACATAAGTTCTTCCTGATGGAACAACGTCTGCCTCAAACGTCACAACCTTTGCTCCATAGAACATACCACCTGAAACGTTTGCAGAGAAGTCTGATGAGATTTTCTTTACACTTCTATGAAGTCTAGCATAATCCCTAGAGTTCATGACAAGGAGTGCGGTAGGAGCATACTCAGGTCTTTCTGCTACTCTCAGAGATGCAAGTTCACAAGACTCAATCACCTCATCAATCAACTCATCAATTGGTAGAGTGTCATCTCCAATCTCATCTCCTGCTTTGGCATCATCAATTGCCCCAAGGAAACCAAGGTTGACACCTCTGTCAACTGCTCTCACAAACGATTGTACGAAGTCTCCCGCAAGGTCAAGGTTAGTTTTGTTCATTTCATTTTTATATACCCTTCTATAAGCATATATAGGCTCAATTTCTGCCTCAAATGAGTTGATGTCTCCAGCAGTTCCCTCATCTGTGTGGTCTGTTCCATCCATTGTTGAGGATGTGTTTGAAGGGTCTATGTCATAAAAGACAACCTTTTCTCCCTCAAAAGTTTGTTCAATTCTTGAAATCATGTCAGGTAGAGTTTTTATTGCACTCTCTTGTAATGCAGGATATACTGCATCATCATACCTTGTTTGGAATGTTTGAATTGTGTTGTCAGGATTTGCTGACATTGTTGATACACTAGCCATGTGAATACCTCCTATTTTTTATTTAATATAGCTTTATATCTTTTTCTTATAGTTTCAGGGTTTTGTGCCTGAGAGATTAAGTCCTCAACAAAGGACTTTTGGTCTGCGTGTGTTTTTCCTGCTCTTCTGAAAAAATGCTTTGCTTTTTCAGACACTTGATCATCTGTTAATTTGTTACCATGTGGAGTTGACCTTTGAGGGGTCATCAAAGTTTGTTTTGGAGACTTTGTTCCTTTAAAAGAGGCATACATAACCTTGAGGACAAGCTCATCTGTCATAGCATCATCAAGTTCCTGTCCAGTGAGACCAAGTGACTGCTCTGCATAATTTTTTAAAGGTTTATAGGCTCTTTTTATTTCCATTGGTAAGTTTTGACTCAATCTCTCCTGCACTGCCTGTGGACTATCATAGCCTTTCACAATATCAAAGAAAAGCTCCATGTGTTCTTGTGTTACACCATTTTGATGCAATCTGTCAAAAACAGGTGTGAACTCCTCAATGTGTTCGGGGTTCAAGTTTAAATCATCAAGATTATAGTGTGTTTCCTCCTCGAACTCAATAGTGTCACTTAAAAAAGTCTGTTCCTCTTGTTGTTCGTTTTGATTGTTTTGCTCTTGTTCTTGTTCATGTGAGACAACTTGCTCATCTTGAACTTGGTTTTGTACATCTTCCATGTAAATCACTCCTCAATAGTTTTTCCATGCCTTTTCAGTTCTGCATGTGTAATTAATATTGTACGCAAGTAGTCAGGAAAACTCAAGTGCGTATCTGTTTGTCTATAAATGAGATGAGTCAAGTCTATTAAATCAAGCAATTTGTCATCCCCTGAAAACTTATTCAACGCGGACTCGTGTCTCATCCGCTCTTTATCGGTCATCATGGTGTCATCTCTCCTTCAATTGGTTGTTGTGGTTGTTGTGTCGCATCCATGAGGTTGTTGAGTTTTTCCCCAAGTGCATCCTCATCAGGGAACAATGTCTTGTTTACATCTAAAAGGTTGAAGATATATGGAATTGTGGAAATTATTTCCATGTTCAAGAGTCTTGTTTCAGGGTACATTGTATCAACAATCTGCTTTGCTTGAACTAATCTCTGAGCCTCTTCCAAGTTGGCACTCTTGGACGCTTGGTTTGTGTACTTAAGATGGATAAAGTCAATATATTCAAAAGGGAAAGTCAGGAGTCCTCTCTCTGCCATCATCCTAAAAATTGTAATGAAAGATGCTTTTAGCAACTCATCTGAAAGGAGTTCATAAGTCCCCGAAAATCTCTCTCTAAATAGACTCATTCTTGTTTGAATTTCCGTTGCGGTTACATTGGACTTGTCCACATAGTTTCCAATTGGTCTTGAGATATATGACTCTCTGATGATGCTCTCAGACTTTGCAATCTGCTCTGAAATAGGAATGACCTCTGTTCCAAGTCCCATTGGATTGACTGAGGCATCCTGTGGGGACTCTCCTCCATAGGACATCTTGCCTATTCCAAAATTCATTTTGTGCATATATTCGATATTTCCATAAAACACCATAGGTTTATCAACAAACTGCTCCGCTGACCTTCTCTCAAGTTCCTTGTATCTTTTAAGTCTTGAGAACTCATCTATCAACTCAAAGCCTATTCCAAGTCCATATGAGTTCGAGTGGGATGTGTTCCACCTGAATATAATGAATGGGTTGTACGATAGTTTTTCCTCATGGAATGAAGTGTCAAAGGACTCTCTTGTCAATCTGTGGGTGTATGTACCATCAAAGTTCCTGATACATGACTCAATGAGTGTCATCTTTTTACTCATAGAGGAAACATCAACTCCAAACAACTCCTCAATTTTTTCTTTCTCAATATCTGCGTATTTTCTAAATACATAGTTAGGTCTCCCAAAAGAGTCCTCAGTGAAGAATAACTCATTTACTGGAACAAAGTTCATGAGGAAAGGTTCTGTTATGGAGTCTCTTTCAATCAACTTTATGCATCCAGTTCCTAGATTGATACATTCTGACATTGACTTTGTAACAGTCACATTATAGTTTGAGTTTGCCATAAGTTTAAATATCTTTTTAGAGTCATTCTGTAATAACTCAGTCAGTTCCTCATACTCATTTCTCTGTATTGCGGGTATCTCATCAACTATCTCATCAAAGACCTCTCTGTCAAACTCAACATCTGCATACTCACCTCCACCAAGCATTGTTGACATAATAAAGTTATTCAATTCTTGATGGGATTGTAAGATTGTGGCATCAATGTCATCTTGTTTTTTGGATACTGATTTTTCATTCTGTGCATTTATCTCTGTATATGGAAGGGTATGCCTTGCAATTTCTGTATACCTTCCAATTATCATGCTTTTTTCTGATTGAGCCTTTTGGTATAGTTTTTTTAAATTTTCAGACATGCAACCTACCTCCTCAATCTCTTCCTCATTGAGCCAAACATGTCAGATGTTGGAGCGACTCCACCAATCCCTGACTCAATTCCAAAGTCTCCTGTTGGCTCTGTGAGTTGCCCTGCCTGTAATCTTCCAATGTCAGCACTTATTTCTGCCTGTGTTCCTTCTTGTGAACGTGCAGTCTGCCTCTCAAGTTCTTGTCTTTCTGCTAATCTCTGCTCCGCTTGAGCCTCAGACCTTTCCATCCTTCTTTGTTCTCTTTGCATCCTCGTTTCACCAAAAGCCCCTCTAACTGGCTCACCAAGTCCAACGGTGTCTGCAACTCCAACTCCAAAGTCCTTCAAAGGGTCTGCGACTGTTCGTTTCCATGTTTTCATACTCTTGGTAAATTTGTTTCCGAACCCACCCATGACTTTTTCCTCCTATAATCATAAAATATTCTCTCAGGGACACTTGCCTCTCTTGGTGTCCATCCTCTTTTGATGAGCATCCTTTCAAAGGGTGTACCTCTTATACATTCAACATTAATCTCATTGAAAGTATACTCTCCCAATCTGCAAAACTCAAGGAGTCCTTTTCCGAAAGTGAAAAAGTCTGCTCCAAAATGGTGAATGTGGACATTATAAGCATTGTTTCCATGTGTTGTCCACAAGATTAGTCCTATGACATAACCATCAGAGTCATGTATCTCTGTCAGAGTATCCTCCAACTCCCAACCGTTGGGAAAGTACTTATTGTAGTGTATCATTTTACAAGCCATGCTAAACTTTGGTATTTCAACAAGTCTCATTTAAACCTCCTAAATATCTCACCTTTGATGATAGGTCTCATCTGATTATAGATTTTGTCATCAAGGTCTGTCTCAGTTGACTCTACTGCTTTGAGTATCAACCCATCTACAAACTGCCACAAACAATTGCTCCCCAATAACTTAAAAATAACTAACTTAAACATTCTATCACTCTCCTTTTAGTGGTTGTTTGACTCTACCTCTTAAAGCAACTTGTTTCCCTACCTTTGCATTAGTTGTGTTCTTCTTTCTTTCCTGCATCTTCTTCTCTCTCTGTAAATGAGCAACCATTGGATTGTCACTATATAAGGTCTGTCCTGTATAGTCATGGGAAAAGTCCCCTTTGGGTACATACATCTGTACTTTGCATATAGCATATCTTATCGCATCTACTGTATGTGGGTCTAATGTGTATTTGTCTTCTTGTTTTATTCCGTTAATTTCTTTGTATGCAAGTTCTTTGAACTCTCTGAGTGTGTGTCTGCATCTCTTGTCAATGTGGATGTTGTAGGACTTTATTTTCTGTATACCCGCTTGAACTGAACCTGCTCCCTTCTTTGCATTTTGGAATGAGATACCATCCCCTGACAACATTGGTTTTAGTGTGTTTATTGTCTGAGGAAAGTTTGTATCATTCCAAACGGTTTTTCCACGAGGGATGCCGAACTTTCGGAACTCATCTGCAATCTCTGGGATTGTCATGTCCTTGTCATACCACTCATTGACAATGTAGAGGTCTTGTCCTTTTATCCTAACATCAACCAAAGCATTGTATGAGATTTTGTCTCCGAGGTCAAATCCAAGATACTGAGTACCTTCTCTCATCTGTGAATAGTCTCCAACTGTGATATTCTCAAAGACTCTCTCACCAAGTACTCCAAACTTTCCTTTAAATGCAACCTCATATTTAAAAGGGTCTGTTCTCTTGTATGCTCTCAACTGTTTTATATAATCCTCTGTTACAAAAGGATTGTCCATTACAGTTGAATGATGATACTTGACACCCCCAATGTCTGACTCCTTGATGATGTCCTTAATGGAATAAAACTCATCCTCTGACACGATTGTTGTCTTTTCACCTGTCTTATCATCCTCCCACACAAAGAAATATCTATACAACCAATTTGATGTGGTGAGTGGATTTGATGATAGGATTATCTTTGTGTCTCCTGTTCTCAGTCTTCCTGTTATCTCTGTAAAGTCGTGCAAATAAATCTCTGATGCCTCTTCAATCCATGCCACTTCAACGTTGTCCAGTGACTTCAATTTCTCAGGGTTGTCAAGTGCAAGAAAGATTATCTCTGACCCGTTGGAAAATTGGATGGAATTTGTGTTCTTCCCTAGCTTACCCACAACCTTGTTGGGGCACTCATCCTGAATGAGTCTCTTCATGAGGGAGTAAGTAGAGTTTACATGTGTGCCGAATACTTTTCTTATTATTGCTATCTTTGTTTTTTTCCTTAGTGCATAATCAATAAGTAATTTCTGAGCAATTGCCATAGATTTTCCTGACCCATACCCACCAATCATCACCACAATCCTCTCAGTTAATTTCTCTAAAAGGAAAGGAGCAAAACGAGGAGCTATCTTCATACTGTAAAAAACCTCCTAAAACCAAGTATAGGTAAACCTTGTATATATTGAGTTATTCCAGGTTAAACTTTTTTTCTATTATACAGGGTTATTTATACTCTTTTTTCTTTATACATTTTACCCTGCATTTTTTGAGTTTCTCCATTCTATGGGGTAAAACTCATTTTTTGCAGGGTTAATTTTCACAGTCTCTCCCCTGTACAATTTCCACCTTGATGACATCCTTATCAACATCATCATCTGAGATGGAGTCAATTACTTTGTCCAGTCCAAATCTCTTGGCAAGTTGTTTCCCTGCCTCTATTCTGTCCCTTGTCTTTGGATTGACCTTTGTAATGACCACAGAGGACTCACCTTCTGAGTTCACAACAACATTGACTATCTCATCCTTGACTCTTCCTTCCATGACGTCACTAAAGAACTCAAGGACTCTTCCCGCATTAGAGATGTTGTACTCTCTGTCACTTGCCAAGATGTTCTGCATCTCAACCGCTCCTGCACTTTCATTCATAAATTGTTGAATGTCCATCCTCTCTAATAATAAATATGCCTTTGACTTTGCGTATGTCTCAGAGTATCCTGCCTCTTTTGAAGAGATGTACACATCTCCTGTCTCAAGATACTTCATTGCAAACTTTTTCATTCTATCTGTTAACATAAAAATATACCCCCTATCTTACAATTTTAATATATTATACACCAAAAGAGGGGACAACTCATCCCCTCTCAGATGTAACTTTTTACTCATCATAACATTCCACTGGATAAAATCCATCAAGTCCAAGTATGTCAACCTCCTCAACATACCACTCTTGATTGAACATCTTTGCCTTGTTTACTGCATGTGCTTTTCTCTTATATAATCTTGGTGGATTGGTGTCTGTTATCTCTCCACTTTGTCCAATATAACTCTTACATTCAGGGTCTATCACCATATAAAATCTCATTAAACCCACTCTCCTTTGCTTTTTAATCTGTTATCTGTTCCAATAAGGGCAATACACATATCAGCTATAATATAACTTTTCTGACATTCCTCATAAAAAGGACATCCATCAATGCACTTTCCACCTTCAACCACTTCCACTGGATTTAAATCCACCTCAAACCATTCTCCTACATTATAAACTGACATGTTATATTCCCCCTCTTAAAGTTCTGCAAATAAACCTCACTTTGCATACATTACAATCATCTGTGTTTTTACAATATTTCTCCAACAACTTATGCACTTGTATACTCAGCAACCTTACACACAACCAAGATGGACTCTCTTCCTGTCACTGTCACTGTCCACCTATTCAGGATGTACTGTCCATCCATCTGTTCAATAAACCTATCCACTTCCTCATTGGTTTTACATAATTTACTTATTATCAAGATGTCTCAACTCCTTTAAAATATCTCCATATAAAATGTGACCCTCTCAGACCCTTTTTAACACTTCCAACCATTCAACATGATAAGATATACCAGTGAGGTACTTGAGCGGTCATTTTGACCACTCTCAGGCTCTCAGAACACTATCTATATATTTGTGACATATAGTTTTTTCCATCAAAAGAATTTGCCAACCACACCACATCATTAAACTCTCCTTTTTTATATACCTTTTCAGGAGCATTGAGATAAGTCACAACAATGTCTCCAATTTTCAATCCTTTGGATGGGAAGTCCTTGAGCACTATGAACTCATCTAAGACCGTTGTACACTCTTCCTCATAAGTCCCTCCAATTTCCTGAACAGTAACGATTGTTTTTTCAACCCTCTTTGACTTCTTTGGTGTGAATATGTGATGCCCTGACTCAGGTTGCCATCTTGTGAACCAACACCACCCAAAGTTGTCTGTCATACATCCACCACAGTCCTCATCTGCTTTGTCCATCTCTGTAACCTGTGTCCAGTCCTCTGCCTCTAAGTTCCAATAATATTCTCCAACTTTTGGCATCCACACATGTATGTCAGACTTTCTCAAAGTGATTGCATCATGAGTCCAATATCTTCCATCAGTGGTGAACGACTCTATCGTACAATCAAATTCAACAATCACAGGATACTTTTCTTTTGGTTTTGTGCTAATGTGTATAACAATACCCTTATCTCCTGCAACTGATGTCGTTCCAAACTTCTCAACCTTATCTCCTACTTTAAACATACTATTTCCCTCCTTAATTGGTTTTGATAATTCCTTTATTATCTCTTTTATCACTTCTCATATATCTTTCTCAACCTCCTCAACTCGTTAAATATAGACCAAGAGTCCCAAACAAACCTTATAACCTCATGGACAATCTCTCCATCATACATATATTGGATACAAATCTCTCCATCCTTTGCAGGTGTTATTCTGAATGACACAATTTTCTCATTAAACCTCATACAACTCATTTAAACATTCCTCCTCTTTCTCTTTGATGTATCTCTCAAGGGTAAGGTCTCCAACCTGTAACCATGAGCAACTTGTTTGCAGTTCCATTATAACCACCCCTCATTTTCTGTGCATTCTATCCTGTCCAGTGTTCTCCACACTTTCCTTGTCATGGATGCCTCAATCTCTTGTCTTGCATGAGGGTTCTTCATAATGAGTCCATAAAAGTTTATCAGGTCAAGGTCTACCATCAGGCTCTCCATACTCTCAAGGGTCTTGTCCAGTATCTGCACCTCAAGGTCACTCATCAACTCTGATGCAAATTGATTTCTGACCACAAGGAAGTCTCCAACCTCTTCGATCATTGCATCATAGTTCCCCTTTGTATTGTCCTCTCCTCCAACTCTCTGTATCTCAAGGCACATCTCAAGAAATTCCTCTTTTAACTTGGATATTTGACTCTCCCATCCCTTTGTCTTGTATATCTTGTGAAGTCTTCCTCTCATGTTATATGATGGTTTAATATCATCAAAACGTCTCATCTTTCTTTACCTCCTCTATAAAATAATCTGATAAATCTGCCATCTATTTCACCCCACTATCTAATGTTGCCACTGCATACATACCAAGACACAAGGCATCTGCAGTATCTTCCCAAACTTCCTGCTTTACAGTTGCCTTTGCAATTTCCTTTGACCTCTCTTTTATTTTCTCCCTCTTGTGTTCCATGTTGAAATAGTTTTGCCATGAAGATGGCATAAGGAGCTCACAAGGGATGTCTTTGTTGAGACAAACTCCTCTTATGTATCCCTGAAGCAACATCAATGTTTTTAAAACATTTACATTCATTAAATAACAATCTTCTATTACTACCAATTGAGGATGATGTTGGTTGATTAATTTTATAATGAATTGATACATGTTTTTTAATCTATTATCCAACCACATATCTTTTTCACCAATTCCAAATAGTGTTGTTGATGGTATCTCTTTCAGGGTGTTTTTATCCTTCAATGATAGTTGTTTGTTTTCGACATAAGTAATTGAACCAAAGTCAACAATGGTTGTATCCTTGAAAAGTGCATAACCTGTCGAGTTTGTACTCAGGTCTAAAGCAAGAACAACCATCTTGTCCCTTGCTATTGGATACCTTTTCACCTTCTTCTCTTTCATTTGTCCTTTAGCAACCATGTTCCTCTGTCTCACTGCCTCAGATTTCTTGATTTTCTTTTGTAGGTCAACAAGTCTTGAGTCAGTGATTGCTCCTGATTTTATCTTCTTCCAAGACACTGCCTCCTCAACATTCCCTGTGTCAATAAATCTTATTGTGAAAAAGTGAGTCTTTGTCTTGGACTCCATTCCTGAGTAAGATTGGATTTCATACTCTCCGTACTTGTTCGACTTTCTCACCTGTCCTTCGTATGATGTGTAATCAATTCTGTTAACTTTTCCCATGTATCTCATACCTCCTGTTTTTATTCTTCATAGATGTCTCCATCCCAACAAATCTTGTTAAATTTCTTTTTAATAAAAGTAACAATGGTATCATATGAACCGTTCAAATCATACTCCTTTTTTATGTATATATAACCATGCATCTCAAGGACTTCAAGTGCGTGTGAGTATTCGATAAGGACTTTTGGATGTATTTTCAATATGTTGACTTTATCCTTGTCTTTCTTTTCATACAACTTCTTTCCCAAAAACTCCGCTTTGTGTGTGACTCTTAACCTTTGAACATAATTTCCAAGTGTACTCTTATCGAGTGTAGGATTAAATATGGATGCCTCAGTCAGAGTCAATTCACCCTGAATGATCAACTTTGCAAATTGAATATACAGTGCTCTTTTTTCTGTATTCTCTTTTATGTTAGGGATAACACCATCAACAACATATCTCCAAAGACAATTTTTATATTTCTTTGTATGTCCAGTGCAAACCAGTCTTGTGGTTGTTTCACTGTATCCTGCCTTTTTCAAGTCAGACACAGATGGGAACATTTCAATAAAAGTCCCATCCAAAGTGTATCTTGCAAACACATTTTTTCTGTATCTTCTTATCCTTTTCTTACTCATAGAACCACTTTCCTTCAAGTTTTCTGTGTAAATAATTCAAAGCCTTTTTTAAATCCTTTTCTTTTGACTCTCCTGTCTTCCTTCCTGCTCTCCATATGTATCGCACTGCCTGTATCTCATGAAACCCTGCTCCCGTACTCTCAAGTAGTTCAAGAACTTTGATGCACTCTATTGAGTCTTTGTAGTGTCCACCTTGTATCTTACTGTCAGAGTGAGTGATACCATCTTGCTCTGTCAACTCATGTAAACTTAAAGTTGTTTCCCATGGATAGGGCTCATCAATTGGATGTATCCTTCTTATTTCGGATTTAGTCCCAGTCATCCAATATCCATCTATTGTATATCGAGATGTTATCCCATAGGTCTCTCCTGAGTCCCACTTAACTGTTATTGAATATATTTTATCCTTATCTACTGACTCAATGTTTCCAAATATTTGTTTGTTGTCAATACCCATTCTTTTTACTCTCATTCCTCTCTCAAACACATATTGTCTTATCGGTTTGATATTGTCCATCTTTTCCTCCTGTTTACTTTTTATAAAATACTTCCATTACATCAATATTTCCATCTGCATCTTTGTGTTTTCTAAAATCATCCAATGTCATCCAGTGAAAACCATATGCAACCTTTGTTCTACCTCTAAGACAATGAGTTATATTTGCAGGTGAACCATGCTCATGACCTGCTTTATATATACTACTGTAAACTTCAATCGGTCTTCCTGCTCTGTCTATCTTCACAATCTTCAATGGATGTGTTGTTTTCTTTTCCATCTGTATCTCCTCCCTTCTTGATAATTATATTAACATATTAATTAAATTATGTCTACAACTTTTTTAATATATTTTTTATTTTTTATAGGTGAGACATAATTCTCACCATATAGTCTAGTTTTCCTCATTGATATATTTGAAATAATATAATTGTTTTTTTCCTTCAAGAGTCCCAACATGGATGTGAATACCATCTGCTCCAAGTTTATTCAATGCAGATTGAGAGAAGGTTCTTGAGAACACAGGCTCTTCCTGATATTTCATTCCAAAGAGTTCTCTCCATTCCCTGACACCTCTTTGATGTTCCTTTCCAATATATTCTCTTATTGTTGGAGTATATTTGTACTTGGTCTTTGACTCCTTCTTTGATGACTTTTCTCTCTTGGTGTTCTTCATTGGGTGTGACTCAGGAGATGATATAAACCTTATGCACTCTATAACAGGAGTGTTCTTCACCTCTTCAAAGGTCTCTCTATCAAACCATCTATCTATGAAAAATACCTCATCCTTTCCAACTATCGTTTTGAGATACTCTTCACCTGTCTTTGCATTATGTCCTGTGTCTTTGTCGTTGTTGAAGAATACAAAGGACTTTAGCATCTGATGACCTCTGAGAGGTCTACCTATGGACTGATTTAGTTTATGTTCAATAGGGTCTCCTGTGGTATCAAATAGCAAATTTCTTTTGTTGTGCATATCTATGACCATACACTCTATCTGTGGGAGGTCTTTTCCTCTCAGTCTGCTATTTTCTCTGTATGTTATCTTTATGGGATAGGAGTGTGCCTCTGACTCATCTCCATTTGCATAATGAGTGGCATCTCCTTTATCCTGAAGCAACGTTACCTTGTTTGTGAACCTACTGTCTTTTATAAGTTCCCTGTACCTTGCGGATGCTTGATTTTTCAGGTCATACACAATTAAAGTGTTTAAACCCGACTCAAGTATCTTGTCATAGGTTGGGAAGTTATTGAGGTTTTGGATGTATACCTTGTCTGTCTTAGAGAATGACTCAGAGATGTGGTTGAAAGTCATCCCATTAAAGATAGTCTCATCCTCTGACATGGATGCAGAAAAGCCTGTGTAAGCTCCTCTTAAGTCATCCACAATGACACTCTCATCTCTTATTCTGAGGGATGTTGACCACAACCCATGAAAACCTGTTTTGCTTAGTCCTTCATAATGACATGTACTTGACACATCAATCTCAACTCCAAGATGAGTTGGTATCTTCTCATGCAAAAATATCTCTCCACAATCTGAGCATAACCTGTACATGTGTTCATACACTGACCAGTCATCAATGGATGGTTTTGTCATCCTGACTTTATAGAGTCTCTCTATGTATCCGTAGTCACTTCCTTGTTTTGGTGTGTATCTACTACCAACCTCCTCAAGTATTTCAAAATATTTCTTGCATCCTGCATCTGTGCCAATGTCCTGCATCTCCTCAAGATTATAATACTCTATTGCATTAAAAGTCTCTGTCTCTCTCCAAACAAGGTTGCCTGATAATTTTATTTCAAGTTTAGTGCCCTCCTTCACAGTTGGAATATGGGTTGTGATTGGTATCCACTTTACTCTTGAACCTCTAAGGGAACTTTTAAACATTGGTCTCTCAATCACAATGTCTTTGTGTCTTACATGGACAAGGTTTTGCAACTCATCAAGAAGATGATACTTTACATCTGTACTCATAAGTGCATATGTCTTTGGGTATCTTTCAGAAGATATTCCCTTGTGAGTCAGATATTGATGGTGAGTCACTATAACACCTTTGTGCTCTCTTATTTCCTCCACAGGGGTTGATGGTGTAACAAATAGAACATTATTTGCAATATCCTCAGAGTATCTGTCAATAAGTCTGTGTTTAATATCTCTAACATTATCCACATTGTCTGTCCATATAACTGTTTTTATTTGTTCCAACGTATGAAGTGCGGTTACATCAACAAGAAAAGTGGTTTTACCTGCTCCAACTCCTGCAATATTAATCACACCTGACTCTACTTTAAAAGGTGAACTCTCAACTCTATTTTTAACCTTCTTATAGAGAGTGTCTGCTCCTCTAACAAGATATATTGATTTATAATGGTTATATCTCTGTAAATTAGTCTCATTATACTCACCTTGTTTGATTAGTGCCTTGAACCTGTCAATGTAACTATTTGGCATTGTTCCATAATAATGCTTTTGTGCAAACTCAGTTATTATGTTAATTATTTCTGATGGAAGTGTTGGGTGGACGTCTTGCAAATAAGGTATAGTTCCATAGATTATTCTCCTTAAATGTGAGAAATGTATCCCTGTGTTTCCGTCTCTCAGATAGTCAAGATAATGTATAAAATCCTTTGAAAATACCTCACCCTCTAAAAGAGTGCTCTTCCATGTCGCTTTGAAGGTTGCATCCTCATCAACTTCAAGAGAAGAGAGATTGACTGAAAACCAGTCAACCTCTTTTGAGTCTGCTATAAAGTACTCCATGTCAGGATGCCTTGTAAATGCAACATAATTCAGGGAGCATGTGGCACGATCATTGGTGAGTCCACATTTTTCCTGAAGTAGGTCTGAGAGATGGTTCATGAAGGCTCTATATGTTTTTCTCTCATGTGGTAAGAATGTTTTGTCCAATAGAAAGAAGTGTCTCTGTTTTCTCTTCTCATCTGTTGCAGATAGAGTGTAATAGGATGCAAATAATTTGATACCAGTCTTCTCTTCAATGAGTTGTCTTGCCTCATGTATTGATGGTAAAAATCCCTCATCCAAGTCAAAGTATCCAACGTTTTGTCCTTGACCATGTTCAATTGCTCTCTTTCCACCTTTCACAGAACCAAGCATGAAGTGATAACCTTTTTCAAGACACTCCTCAAAGTGTTCCCAAAATCTACCCTTCCACTCATCTTTTCTTCTTGTTCCTCCAACAGGTTTCCAATATTTGTCAGTCATGTTGACCTCAATCTCAGATTTACTTGTTGCGGTTGCGTTGTCCTTATATCTTTGACCAATCTTTGTTTTGAGTTCCGTTGCAGATGGGTCAATGATTGACATGATTGGGTCTTTTAGTTTCAAATCTGCAATTGCGGTCTCTGTCCTGTTCCTGATGTGGAGGTCTGACAACCACTCATATACTGAAAGGTCTGCATCATCAATGTTAGTTGTGAGATGTAACTTTGACATACCTGCAATTTTACCAAAGGTCTTCCCACTTGCCTCCATCTGTTCAACTGTCATTGGATTGATGCTTGATGGTTTACCAGTACAGTGATATATCCCTGTCTCTTTATTGGTTAGATACCACAGAGAACCTGATGACTTGTCCAAGATTGGATATATTTTAGGCTCTTGAGTTCTTTGAACCATCCCGAACTGTCTCATGATGCACTCTCTCACTGTAAGAGGGATTGTGACATCTGTGACACCTTCCTTGTCATCAATTCCAAGTTTACCCTTAGACTCAATGTCACCATTGAACTCAACTGCAATATAATTGTTGACATCCTTTTGGTACATGTACGCATAGGAGTGACCATCCAGTGTCATATCATGTTCCTTTTCCCACATCTTTGCAACTTCCCTTGACTTTTCAACCTCATCATTTCTGATTAGAAAATAAACACCATCTGTGTTCATTTGAATGACTGTAATGTCTGTGAGATACTCTTTGAATAATTCTATCATACTCAGGAGTAGTTGATGACCCCTGAGACAAACCCATTGCCCTAAAGGTTTATACCCCATAGGATTGTAGTCTGAGTTCTTATCATAGATGTCAACCTCCATGTTGATAATACCATATGCCGAGTTGAGAACCAGTTTAAGTGCGTTTGCCCTCTGCTTATCTCCATCTGCTTTGTATTTCAATCTATTCTCAATAAGAGATGTGTATAATTCAATGTCCATGTGTCTTGCAAGATGTTGGTCAACTCTCAATATGTTAGGATAGAGAGACCCAACATCATAGTGCATTATTGTGTAAGAGTCATCTGATTTAAAGAACTGTTGAGACTTATGGACTCCATGTATACCTCCACCTGAAAATACTGTGTTGTTATCGAAAATTAGAACCTCTGTCTTTTTAGAGTCATCTCTGTCCGCTAACTTTGTATCTAGTGTGTATTTTTCTATATGGGACTTGAATTGTTCATTTAATGTCTCATCCTTCAATGCAGGGATTTCACGAAAGTCAATCCTTGAATATTGTCTTGACTCACCCTTGATGTCTTTTGAAAACAGAGGAGCAAGGAATGACAAGGGTGAAGAGTATTCATGGTACTCATCAAATTTTCCTATAACCCCAAGATATTCAAGTGCGTTTTTTCTATCGTTGATGGTTGGTCTTAACTTCCAATGAGTGTTCCATATTTTCTGCAAAGCCTTTACGTCATGATTGAAGTATTTTGAGAACTCCTCATCATATCTTCTGTTCTCATCAAAGGTCTCAACCATGACCTCTTGGTCTGTGACATACTCCATGACCTTTAAAGACTTTCCAAGAGGTTTCAGGGAGTCATATATTTTACAACCGAACTCCTCAGAGAACCTTTTGGAGTATTTTCCATACTCTCTCATCTGCTCAATAAAATTTCTTGAGTCTTGGAAATACTCTTTGTTAAAATCTCTCATAACAGTTGGAGTTGCTCCTGAAAAAGCCATGAGTCTGTATAACATGAAAGAGTCATATCCTGCATTGTGGAATACAATTACATTGTTCTTCATAAAGTCAAGGATTGGGGTTTTGTTGATTAGAGTATCCTCTCCAATTGTATCAAAGGAGATTATCTCATCCCCATCCTGCTCAATGAAACGTATTCCCCAAAAGTCAACCAATGACTCTGTATCTGCAAGATAGACCTTATAACTCCTCATCTTCCCATACCTCCCTCTCCTGCTCCTCCTTCTTAAGCAAACACCACCCACAAAGTGTTGAGTATCCATCAATTATAATATCACCGCACTCCTCACAATAATTAAATCCCATTAGTGTCATCTCCTTTAACTAATTTATTTTCTTCAAGTCTTTTTATCTTTGAAAGGATGTCTTTCTCCTTTTCAGTCAATGACTTGTTCCAAGTTTGCTTGACTATATTGTCTCTAACTTTTATCAGGTCTAGTTTAAGATTATGGTACTCTGTGTTGAGTACCTTATCCCATTCAATCTCAACTGGTTTGCATCCTGTGTCCATCACTCTCTGCATGTAGGTTGGTTCAACTTTCCACTCAACAAATTTTCTTTTAGTTCTTTGTTTTGTCATTAGTCTTTCCTCCTTCAATTGCTCTTTTCCAACATTGACCACACTCACCATTTTTACAGTATGACACATAAGAGTGTAAACCTACTGTTGCAGGACATAATCTTCCATCAATCTTTTTGTTAATTTCCTGTATTGTCATTCAAACCTCCTCCTCAATTCTACCCTTTCGGGTGAGGGACTAAACTGTCCCTCTTATCTGTGATACCTTCTTGACTCCTTGAGCCTTCATTTTTTTCTCAAGTTGAGACCTTGTGAGTGTGGTCTTTGGAGTTTTCTTCTTCTTATCTGATGTAGGCATTCCCATCATAGATGCGTATTTGTTGTTAACTGCCTCCTCAAGTTGCTCTTTACTCATTCTTGAGTACCCCTTGACTTTCATTGCCTGTGCCTCAGACTTCAATTCCTTCATAGTTGGCATTATACACCATCTCCTTATATATGATTATATCTATCTGAAAGGTCTTTGACCATATGGTCTCTGTCCTTATAGTATAGCTCCCTTGTGTACCACGCTACTGCTACCGTATCAAACATCTCTATGACCTTGATTGTATAGTCACTCCCAAAGAAGTCTCCCTCAATGAATGTGAACTCATAGTGTCCAATCTTTTCTTTGTGGGATGTGTTCGTGTCTACTCTTGCAACCTTCAACAAACTCTCAAATGTAACTCTTGAGTAATGGAAGCTTGTCACATCTGCTCCTGTGATGTCATTGTACTCTGCCACAATCTCATCTTTGGTCATCTCTTTCATAGGTCTGAAGTTCTCCTCAGGAGTAGGGTCATCTGACCCATCCTCCTCAATCTTATCAATTCTTGGTTTTGACTCGTTGTAGTATCCTCTACCTGACCAAGATACACAGTCATTTTTTCCGTTGTCCCATGTAATAAAGTAAGGATAAAAGGTCATCTCACTTCTAAAGGCATTGGTCACTGTTCCTTCCATCCCAAAGTTCTCCTCATCATACTCAAGGGTATATCTCACTCTGTCACCTTCTTTAAGTTTAAGGTCTCCAAATTTCTTGATGTCAATTCTTCCCTTTGCTTCAATTGTAAGATAGTCCGTTGCATCTGTTCCCTCTCTTGTGATACAGTTCTCCATGTTAGGACATCCCTTGCAAGTTTCGGTGTCACAACCTTGAACTTTGTTTAATCTTATCCATTCAACTGTACCCTCAGAAGGAGTTGAGTCAGACTCAACTTTCTCCTTCTCAAGGTCTTCCATTGTGATGATAGTATCCATCAAGTCTCTGTATACTTCCATAGCCTCTGCCTTTGTGCAACATACATCCAGTACATTGAACCATCCATATGTCATTCCCTTCTCATTCTCTTCAATTACTCCTGAAATGTTCCATCCCTTTGCAACCATTGTATCCTCAACTGTGTTCCAGTCAACTTTCTTTGACTCAGTTGCAATTGCATTCACTGTCCATCCTTTGCTTGTCTTTTCTACCATTGCCTTTGTTCTAAAAGTAATCCCTTTTGCCATTTAAATCATCTCCTCAATTTTCGTTTTGTGAGGTTGTCCCTCAACTTGCTTATATATTAACATATTAAATATTTTATTGCAACAACTTTTTTAATATATTTTAATATTTTTTATTTTTTAACGATATATAGTGCCTTAGTTCTTCGGATTTTTTTTCATAATCTTCTTGATCTAACTTTTCAAAGTACACATCAAGGTATAAACTTGTTAAAATACTTTCATTGTTGCATATCTTTTCAAGTTGGAGCATACACTCCGCAACTAATCCCATATAGAAGTCTTGGACATCCTTTTCTCTAAGGTTTAAGCATCCAAAGGATGTTGCTTTGTTGAGTTCGGGTACAAAGGTCTCATGGACAAAAGGTATGTCAGTTAACTCCTCCAATGAGATGCTTGTATCTGCCTTTGTGCACTCAAGATTAGGTATGTGATAATGCTTATATGCTCCCCTTTTCACTATAAACCTAACAAACATCATGTCTGAGGTGGAATGTCCTGTCAAGAGTTCCCCAACCTCACTATCTGTCCCAAGTAGGTCAACCCACTCATTGAAATATTGGACAACTGTGTCAACAAACCTGTTTCGTGCAAGTAACTCTCTCTTATTCTCTTTTAGCAGTTCCATGTATTGATACTCTGCATTACTTCTCTCAATATCCTCTATTGTCTTCTCTCTACTAAAAAACATTTAAAACTCCTCCTTTGCATATAAATGCCTCTGTCCATATTCTCCAACCCATACACCAAAACGATTGTTTTTCTCAACATCCTCAACTTTGTATTTTCCAATATCATGTACTGTAACGAGGTCTGAGTATTTTATCTTATAAGTAACCTGAAAATCTCTCCAATCTTCTTCTTTAAACACAAGTGTTCCTTTTCTCCTTAACCAATTATACAACCTATCCATGAACAACACACCTCCTATAAAAGTACCTGATGGGGAATATCCCCATCAGGCTTTAGAACTTATATCCAACTCCACAGTAATACTGGTTTATCCTGTCACTGTTCTTGTCTTTATTTATTATCTCAGTCTTGGTCATGGTTCTCTCAACCATCTCTTGAGGGATGTTCCTCCAACCTGCAAAGGTCACAACTCCATTGTTGAACTCAAAACCTGTCTCAAGTCCAAAGTATACACCTTTTGACTCTGTATCATTGAGTTTTGTGATACTTGTTGGTCTTCCACCAACATTGATTGAACCTTTCCAAGAGTCTGAGTCATCTCCTGTAATGAACCCTGATGCCATTCTGATATACAACTCATCATTAAAGTAGTATTTTCCAACCAACCCAGTATACAATGAGACAAACTCAAGGTCATCTCCAATTGAGTTGTCCATCTTCATTGTTGTGAAACCTCCCTCAAGTCCAAGATAAAGTCCTTCAATTGAGGATGGTTGTAGGAAGTCAACAGACATCCCCCATCCATTGTTTGTGGATGAGTGGTCATTGATTGTTCCATCAATTCTCACATTCACCTGAGTCTCTTTTGCATCTGATACTGTGTAACTTAAAAGTATTGAACAAACGATTGTTGCAGTATATACAAACTTTTTCATGTTATTCTCCCCTCATATCCTCTGTGATTACAATTCCACCATCAACAATGATGACTCTCATATCTGATGTTGTTATCTTTGTTCTTTCACCTGACCCATCAATGACAATTCTACCCGAATATTCTCTCAATTTGTTTCCTGAGTGGTCATACACAGTGACCTTTCTTTTAATACCAACTGTGTTTGACTTGAAATCATTAAATGCTCTTTTCCAACTCAAGCATCCTCCAAAGGAGAGGGAGAGGATTATAAGTCCTCCCACAAACACCCTTCTCATTAAAACGCCTCCTCAGTGTCGTTTTGCACTGTAAAATTTTTCTTTGGAGCATCCTGTCCAACCATTGGCTTGGTCTCTGTATCATTTCTTGTGATACAATGAGATTTCCTTGATAAGTATCTCTCAGGATGTGTCTCACCTGCATTGTGTTCTGCAATTGTTAATTTTGAGTCTGTGTAAAACACATCAAGGATGTCATGTTTTACTCTAGCTTTATTGTTGTACACTTCCCACTTATGTTGAGCATATAGTGTCATTGAGACACCAACAAGTTCCTCACATATCATTCCATCTTTATTAAATCTGTTCTTTCCTTTTGTCCATTTTAAGTTCTCAAGTTGTTTCCCTGCCATAGTCATAATCTTTATAATTCTTGAAAGTTGAAAGTCAATCGGTTCTCCTGACTTGCTAACAAAGTATGATGACATTGTAAACCTTTCGTTGTTTGGTGTCTCAAACTGAATATCCAGTCCCTTTGCTCCTGTCTTTGCCTCAAGGTATGAACAAGATATGATTTTAGCTTCTCCAAGATATGATTTTTCAATATACGACACCACTGTCTCATCTTTAACTGATACTGCGTTTGATTTTATAGTTCCGAACATAATATATTCTCCCTTGAGGTTATACCTCATCCAAAATGTGATAACCAATCCAAACTGCCCTGATTAATATTCTCTTATTGCCTCATCCACGATTGTAAGGTCATTGTCTATTAACATTGACTCAAACATCCCTTGAGGAGACTTCACTGTGTCCCTTCCATTAGTCTGAGTTGTGAAATAATATTTCCCATCTCTAATCTCAGTCTTTAAGACTATGCTAACAAGACCTTCAAGACATATCTTGTCATTTAGTAGTTTTCCGATTGACTTCTGTCTTGTTGTTCCATGCTCATCAACATCTGTGTGACTCATTACATATATGTTTAAGTCATCCCTCATGTTCTTCAATTCCATCATGAGTGTGTAAAAGTTGTTTGCAAGTACATTGAACTTGTCAAAACCTGTAATAGTGGATGTCATGTATTCATG